AACAAAAACGGGGAGCTGAAATATGCTTTTTTTTTAAGAATGGCGCTCCCGGCACTTAGGGCAGAAAATGGAAAGGAATAAAAAATGAGTATAATATACCGCCCCAAAGGAAAAGCTCTCGAGTATTCACCACTCGCAGCAAACCTATACAAAGGCTGTGGTCATGCCTGTACATATTGTTTTGCTCCAAAGGCAACCTTTACAGATCGTGAAGTCTTTTCTTCGCAAGAATACATAAGACCGAGGCCAAACGTAATAGAACAACTTGAAAAAGATGCTGTTAAATTTCAAGGGACTGATAAGCCGGTTCTGCTTTCTTTTACCACAGATCCATACCAGACAGTCGATGTTTATTGCAGGTTAACCAGAAAAGCCTTAATTGTTTTAAACGAAAACAATATCCCGGTTACCATTCTAACCAAAGGTGGACTTTCGGCTTGTAGAGATTTTGACATACTTGTTCAAAACCCCAAAAATGCCTTTTCTGTAACTCTTACAACAGATGATATCCAGGAGTCTCTAAAATGGGAACCATGTGCGGCACCGCCAGGTGATAGAATCCTCTCGCTTAAAATAGCTCATAATCGAGGTATTAAAACATGGGTATCTTTTGAGCCGGTTATTAATCCCGATGCCGTTATTCGAATGATACAAAGGACACACACTTTTGTTGACCTCTACAAAGTCGGAAAGCTCAACTATCATCCACTTGCCAAGACAATCGACTGGAAAGAATTTCTTTTTCGTGTTGAGGCGGAGCTTGATAAGTATGGGAAAGAACGGTATATTAAGAAAGATTTGGAAGCTTATAGGTGAAACATATCTTGACAAACGATAATAAATATAATAGTTTAAGGGAACGGATAGGGTCATTCCCGAAAAGGCGGCCTCTCACCGTCCTGCCGTTCCCTTCTAATGAGATAACAATGGAGGTTGTTATGAAAAAACTCACACAAAAACGCTTGAAAGAAATTTTACACTATGATCCGAAAACTGGTATTTTTACGTGGTTGGTGTCACGAGGGGGATCAAAAAAAGATGCTATTGCAGGATGCATAAACACTCCCGGATACAGAACGATCAGCGTAGACTATAGGCGCTATAACGCCTCGCGGTTGGCGTGGTTATATGTAGAGGGTTACTTTCCTGAAAACGATATCGATCACATAGACAGAATTAGACACAACAACAAGTGGGAAAATTTACGGCATGTCTCTAAATCGTGCAACCTCCATAATCAAAAAATACACAAAGACAACAAGACTGGAATAACAGGAGTTTCGTGGAATAAAGAAAAACAGAAATGGCGGGTGAGGATAGCAATATTAGGCAAAGAGCTTTTTTTAGGACATTTTACAAAAAAAATTGATGCAGCCATGGCAAGGTGGCGGGGCGAGGTCAAGCATGGGCCCCTTGGATGCAACACGACGTCAACAGCCTATAGATACATACAGAAACATGGAAATAACAGTGCAGCTAATCGATAAAAATTATACAAAAGACGAAGTTGTATGGTTAATGCAACAAATAGATGACCTTACTGATGAAAAAATCACACTAAAAGTTTCAGATGTAGCGGCACAATGCCGGATTATGCCAGTAGGAACTCCCTTTCCAGGCGTTTGGAATAACGAGAAGACGCCCTATTTAATTGAATTTATGGATGACGTTGGGGAGCTAAGCCCTGTCGAAGTGTCTGTTTTCATGAAAGCCCATCAAATTGGGGCAACATCAGCTATCGAAAATGCCATTTTATATATAATAAAACACGCTCCGGGGCCCTGCCTCTATACAACTGCCACAGATCCGCTCGGAAAAGAATGGTCTGAGAACAGGTTTGATCCAATGATTGCTCAAGCTGGCATGCAAAACCTTATTTTCTCACAATCGACAAAACGTGGCAGTAAAAAAACCGGAGACAAGACGCTCCTGAAGGAGTTTCCGGGCGGACGCATAAAGATTGCAGGCTATGGCAGTACCGCGGCTTTCCGTTCATCTTCTTACCGTTATTTTTTTGGGGACGAAATAGACGAAGCAAGTCTTGATCTAAAAAAACAGGGAAACGCCCTGGAGCAAGCCGAAGGCCGGACATCCGCATATAAAGCAAAACGCAAGATAATACTTTTCAGCACTCCGATTGAAATCGATCTATCAAATGTTTATGTTGCCTATCTTTTAGGAGACCAGCGTAAATATTTTGTGCCGTGCCCACATTTCGGATTCATGCAGGAGCTTGAATTTAAACATTTAAAATACAATAGAGACAAAGACGGTTTGCTTGATATAGAATCTGTCAGATATGAATGCCAGGGATCCGAATGTGATGAATTTTTTTATAATTATCACAAAGCCGGAATGTATTCATCCGGGCGCTGCGAGTGGAGACCGACCAAAAAGGCAAAGCGTGTAAATTACAGATCACGTCACATGAATTGCCTTTACTCTCCACCAGGGATGATCACCTGGTCGGACGTTGTGCAGAAATATATTGATGCAATCGAAAGTAATGACCCGGGCAAATTAAAAACCTTTGAAACGCTTTATCTCGGATGGCCATACCGGGAAAAGGGAGAAAAGCCGGAATTCGTAAAAGTCATTTCGCACAGATCGAATTATCAATCAAAGACCGTTCCGGACGGAGTTCTCTTTTTAACACTTGGGGCGGATGTTCAGGGGGATAGGTTAGAGCTTGAAATTTGCGGGCATGGCAGGCAATATAAAACCTGGTCGATTGATTATGTGGTTATTCCCGGCGATACCAAAGCGGTTACAAAGGGCGCTTGGCCGAAGTTTCGGGAAATGTTCCTTGCAGGATATTTTGTTTATGGAAATGCGAGAGGTAAATATGCACCGCAAATGGCTTTCATAGATTCTAATTACCGAACGGCCACGGTTGAAGAGTTTTGCGGAACCGTCCAGGGCCTTTTTCCTATCATTGGTCAAGATAAATTCAGCAATCCGCAACAGAAATTTAGAATTAATCAGTTACCAGGCACAAATTTAATGTCTGTAAGGATCGCTACAAACTATCATAAAGACATTGTTTATAATTCTTTACGTACTGAAAGCGAACCAGGGCAAGATACACCTATCGGTTATCCTGAATTTCCGTATAATTACGACGATAAGTATTTTAAAATGCTCAATGCGGAATATAAAAGAGGCAAAAGAAAGGGCAATAAGATCGAATATGAATATTATTGTCCCCAGGGAAAACGGAACGAGGCCCTGGATTGCCGCGTTTACAATATCGCAGCAAGAGAAGTCCTATATTATCAAACCATGGAAATGATGGAAGATGCTATTGAGCAATACGAGCAACAGGTTAAACGGAAAATATTGGTAAGCGAGAAGGTTGAGTATTTTTACAGTCACATGGAAAATATTGGAGTATTTAAAGCTTGACAAGTAAAAAACAATAAATTATGTAGCAAACATTGCATTAATAATTATATCACTTAACCATTAACCTTACAGGAGGCTCAAATGAAGAAATTTATATTGAAACATCCCATTTTGTAGGCTAACGTTATATAAAACTTATATCGAAATAAAAATAAAAGCAAAAGGGCGGTCGCACAGATCGCCCTTTTTTATTTTCTCCAACAGCTAATATCATTTTTCCTACTAAAAACCCACTATTTTCCTACTATTTTACTTGACAAGCCTTTAAATATTGTGTAAATGGCTTTTTTATATACTACATCTTGTATAAAGAGGCCATTTATGCTGTTCGACACCCTTGCTGAATACGATGAAGAAATCACTTTTGTTCGCAAACACATGCGAGATGCTGTTTGGGCTAAGGATTACCGACTTAATACCGGGCAATCTGACCAGCGCCAAGTAATGGATTTAAAGGAAATCAGGCTGTATCTGAACCAGCTAACCTCCGAACGGCAAGCGTTTTATGAAGACTCTATCGGCGCAAGCGTAACCGGCATAACAGTCAGGAGGTCTGCATGATTTCCTGGCTAAAATCTAAACTTTCTAAAAGCAATCCAACAGAAAACCTACCTACCGTACAGGAAAAACTACAAACCGTACACGACGAAATTGCACAGCAATTAATATCCGGCTATCGAAGCCGTCAAGATTTTAGCGGCGATAAAATGTCGGGCGGCATGAACTATGATACTGCTTTTGGTATTGATACCTACTCTATGCGGCAAAAATCAATCCGGGCGTACTGGGAAAGTATGCAAGCAAGAGGTATAATCAACCGCCTTGTCGATACGGTCATAAATACAGGTCTTTCGCTCGAATCAACTCCAGTATCATCCATGCTCGGATTATCCCAGGAAGAACGCAAGGAAATATCTAACAAAATAGAAACCAGGTTCAGCCTTTGGGCCAATTCAAAGGGCTGCGATCTCTCAAAAGAGAATACGCTCGGTCAAATTGAAAGAATCTTATACAGAAATCAGCTTGTAAAAGGCGATTACTTCGCAGCGCTCCCATTTTCGAGTGATCCCTCTTTAATGAATCCACTACAAATCAAAGTCATAAAACCCGAACTGGTATCGACTCCTTTTGATTCAAAAATTAAGCAGGAAATTATAAACAGGGGTAACTATATCGTTGACGGTGTAGAGTTTAACGAAAACGACGAAGAGGTTGCTATCCATGTCCGGGTTAAGAAAAAAGGCAAAGCAGGCGGGCTTAATTTACAATTTAATAGTTTATTTGGTAACGCAGGCTTGCCCGGACAGTATGAATGGGTAAGGTTTCCGAAATATGGCCCTATTTCTGGTCGTGTCGTTTTACTCCATGGAAAAGTTCAGGAATTCGGCAATGAACCCAGGGGCATACCGGCGCTCGCGCACGTAGCACATGAGCTTGAAAAAATCACAGATTACTCTTTGCTCGAATTAATGGCGGCTATTGCAAACGCAACCACGGCCATGATCGTTGAACCCGGCGAAAACGCACCGGCAACAAATCCTTTTCCGGGTAATTCTTTTGTACCTCCCAGCCTGGTACAGACTGCCGAAGATTTAACCGTGGCCGCAGCATCAACCGATGAAGGATATTCCAATATCGGGAAAACTGTACTGAAAAATACCGGCGGCCTTTTGGTTGCTGGTTTAAAGGCCGGTGAAAAACTTAAAAGTCATGACACGAAACGGCCAAACGTAAACTTTGGGGATTTCGTTGACAGCATTACAAAATATCTGTCCGCTTCTCTCTCTATTCCGGTTGAAATATTAAGCATGGCCTTCAACAATAATTTCAGTGCATCCAGGGCATCTATAAAACTTTATTGGCAAAGCGTTTTTGTCAGGCGTGATGACTTTACGGCAGATTTTAAAACACCCGTATTTAATTCATGGCTTTTGGGCGAAGTTGGCACCGGCAATCTAATTTTGAAGGGCTTTGAAGACCACCAGTTGAGGCAGGCGTGGCAGTCCGCTTCCTGGATAGGCATTCCAAGTCCTTCAATTGATCCAGGAAAAGAAGAAAAAGCGGCGCAAATCAGGGTAGCGGAAGGCTTTACAACTCGTGAGCAGGAAGCACAGAGGCGACACGGAACGAGTTTTGACAGCAATGTTGAACGGCTCGCATCTGAAAATAAGCGACTCGCGGAAGCTAACGAGCCAATAACGAAACAAAAAGAACAAAACACACAACCTCAAAAAGCAGCATAATGGCAACCAGAATATTTGAAATAACAAATACAGAATGGCGTAGAATTACCTATCCTGACGATGTTGGTACGTGCTGGAAAAAAACCGGTGGCGATGTCTTTGTATGTTCAAAAGCATCCGGTAAGGATTGGCGCTTGGTTCATGATGGCAAAGTAGCTTTCCTGATTGAAGGTAGCGAGAAGTTAGTTACTGAAACCATACATGAGATTGAGGAGTTTACAACTGAGAAGCTGGCGCTTGAGCAAATCAAGAAGTTGGGGTTGAAATATGATGCTCCTGAGATTCTTGAAGCGGAAGCAGTCGGCATCAGAAATATATGAGTAAATAATTAACGAGGGAAAAAAATGGCTACAATTGCAATTACACTTTCTAAAACGGTTTGGACGAAGATAACGGCAGCCGGTGAATCAGGCTCCTGTTGGAAAAAAACAGGCGGAACTATCATTGTTGACCATACAGACGCTGAAGGTGGCGCTACTTTGACACTGGCAAACGTGAACGTTACAATTGCAAAGTCAAAGAGAATTCCGCTTGACATCGATGATAACAACACCTTGAGCTTACCCGCTGATAATGCAAGCGATGTATTTTATGCACTTGCAACCGGTGAGGGCGATTCTAACATTTTAGCAGTGGATGTGATATAATGGGCGGCATAGGCGGCGGCTTTAGCGCACAAATATGGAAGGAAGTAAAAGAAATTGCTGCATCAATCTTTACGCTTACCGAAACCGGCGGCACATTAACCACTGACGGGTCTGAACAGAATACATATATCAATGATGCCCCCGCTGGTCTGTATACACCGAAGGCGTTTATCATTGACCTTACCAACAGTCAAGCCGGGGAGACCATTGTCGTTAAGGTCTATTATCGTATAAAATCAGGCGGTGATTATATCAAAGAAGTTGAAACATCATTTGCGGGTGTTCAAGATCCAGAGTTGGCGTTGTTTGAACTTCACGATAATCGTTATGGTGTTAAAGTAACCGCTGAATTGACGGCTGGTGTCAACCGTGATTATGATTGGGAAGCAACATACGAATTATGATAGCTCAAAGCTACGATAAAATACCTGAGAACGATTCGTTGCTATTTGATTTGCCATTTAGGGAAGCAACAGGCGTTGAAACGTTTGACCATGCCAAGCCGCATCATCCATTAACTATGGAAGATCCTGGTGGTGGCTCTTTCTCATGGGAAACATTGGCATCAGGTTTAAGTGTTCTTGAATTTGTGACTGTTGGTGGCGGTTGGAATGATGGCGTTTATTTGAAGGGGGCAACTATTGCTACTGCTGATTTTGATTTTGTTGCAGGTAATTATAGTCTTGGTGCTTGGGTCAAGTGGGATGGTACAGGTGGATGGTCAGAAATTTTAATGGGCAGGTATGTCATAAATCAAGCTGGGTGGGAAACTTATTTTGATTTAAGTGGTGGTTTAAATACATTATCACAAAGACATCATCATCTTTCCTTGGCACCTAATACAAACAGTAATTGTTATTCAACAGGTTGGACACCCGGTGTTTGGGCGTTTGTTGGTATTTCACGAACTGGTGGCAACCTTTATCCGCAGCATTATCGAAATGGTAATGTTTTAGCAATGGCATATGAAGCAACAGGGATGCTTGACCCCGATACCTGTGTGCAAACTTTTGAAGTTGGCTGTAGATATACGTTTGATGCTAATTGGTTTAAAGGCCAGATGTGGAGGCCAAGGATTTGGAATCGAACCTTACTTGCTTCTGAGTGGGCGACTATTTTTGATCGAGAGAGGAGTTTATTTGGCTTATGAGTGGCATAGGTGGACAAATTCCGAACTTTCCGGGGCCGGTCACGGTAGGCACGTCACCTAATCGTATGATTATAGGCAGTAACGGAAAAATTACAATGGAAGGCACGGCCAAGGGATATCTAACCCTAAGAGCCGAAGCGGATTATACTGCGCAGTTGGCTCACTCAAAACCTACACAGGGAGCTATTGGAGTTTTCAAAGGGTTTTCTTTTCCTGTGTATGCGGCTGATAACGAAGAGCTTTTTTTCCGTGAGACTGTGCCGGATAGATGGGACGGTGTTTCTGACATTGTTTTTCATTTAAAAGTTGCGCTCTCAAACACAGAAGATATAGACGACTATTTTAAATTCCAGCTTTCATGGGAACACGCTGCGTGTGATGAAATAGTTCCGGCTACCTCTAACGACGTTGAAGTTGAACAAGCTGTTTTGACTGGCCGAAATGCTCAATATGATGAATATGAACTAACATTCATAATAGACCACGACATTGATGGAGCCGGAAACGAAATTAAATCTCATGAGCTTTTAGGGGCGAGGCTTCGCAGGATTGACGCAACTAATCCGGATGTATCGAATGAGATAATAGTGCTGAATTGGCACACGCATTATATTTGCGATAAGATACTTGGAAGTTCATAAAAAGGAGGGCAATATGCCGAAAACAGTAAACATAGAAGGAATTATCGGCTTGGAAGTCGAGAACTCAGATGTCCGGGAACAACTCGAAGCCGCAAACGGTGAAGACGTTGTCGTAAATATCGCAAGTCCGGGCGGTATGATTTCAGAAGGATTGCTCATTTACAATGAGCTTAAAAACTATCAAGGAAACGTTGATACACACCTGAACGGCTCTGTTGCATCAATGGCAAGCTATATAGCCATGGTCGGCAATCACAGAACAGCCGAAAATAACGCAGTCTTTATGATTCACAACGGATCGGGCCTCGCTATCGGTGATTATCGGGTTATGCTCAAATTCGGCGCTCATCTTGACTCTTTAACAAATATTATCGCCAAAGAAATGGCTTTAAAATCCGAAACCGACCTGGCAGAGATCCGAGAGGCGATGAACGAAACCACTTTTTACTATGGTGACGAAATCAAAGATGCCGGATTTGTCCACGAAATGACCGGGGACGAAGACCCGGAAGACCGGGCGGAGGCGGTAGCTTTTGCAGAATTGATGATCGAAGAGTGTCAAACTAAAATCAATACACCGGAAAGCGTTAAAAAAGACATGAACGCACTTGCAATTATGATGGCAGACGAACCAAAACTTGCAGAAAATAAAAAAATGTTCGCACAAGGACTTAATTTGATAAAACCAGAACCTAAACCAACAAAAAAGCAGGAGGTAAAAGCTATGACATTGGATGAACTAAAAAAAGAAAACCCTGAGCTTTATAAAGAAATTATGGCGCTCGGATTGGCAGAGGGAACCAACCAAGAACGTGCACGAGTAAAAACTCTGGTCGAAATGAGAGCGAAGTTTCCAAAAGAACACTCTCAGAAGGTTATCGACACGGCTATCATGGAAGGGCACGAGCTGAACCAGGTCTCAATCAACCTTATGTCGGCGGACCAGGTTGCCGCAGAGCTTGAAAAAGCCATAGCTGATGCCGCAAAAGTTCCCGGAAACGGCGCTGATGACGTGCCTGAAATGGTTGACGGCGAAATGACACATCCTGATCATGTGGATGCTGTCGGGGCTGAAATCGCAAGTCTTCCGGGCGTAATGTAAGATTAAACAGACTTAAAACGGAGGTATAAAAATGACTATCCAAGTGAGATCAGATATTAACAATGAAACGTTTGTGCTCGATGATACGGCGGAAGTTCTTGACAGCATTACATTGGCCGCAGAGCAGGGCGATATTACAATCGGGGCAGTCCTTGGCGAAGTTACCGCAACGCCTGGAACATATAAGGTGTGCGACGCTCTCGCTACAGATGGGAGCGAAATCCCGAAATTGTTACTTGCAACTGCCGACGTTGCCAGCGATGGATCACCCACGACCAACCTGTCGGCATTCAAAGCAGGGCTTTTTGATGAAAACCAGCTTGTTTTTGGAGGGTCAACGGATAAAGACACTCGGTTTAATACCGAATTGATGCCGAACATTGTAGACCGTGACTTTGATAGCGCTGGCGGAACATTAACTCCAGCGTGGGCAAACATTGACATTAATGCCTATGACGAAGTGGATGATCTGACTTTGACGGCAAGTGCAGCAGATCAATATTGCACATTGCCGGTTCTTAGCTTTCCGACCGAAATAGGCAAGACTTACAAGATGCTTTATGATCTTGCGGGCCTCGCTGGTTCATGGATTATAAAAGATTTCACAGGCGTACAGACCCTCGGAACCATCATTGCAAATGCTACGCAAGGGGCTATAACATGGTTGGCAGAAACAACCGGTGGTATGAGAATTGTGTCAGTTTCCAGCGATGGAGGCACCTTTGACAATTTTAAACTTCAGAGGTCGGGCGATTTATCAGATCTCACAATGGAAGACGCTCTCAGAATGCTGAATATCAGACTTGCACCAGGTATCAGCGTTTCAAAATATCAAAATCCTGTGATTTAATACTAAACTAATTTTCTAACGGAGGTATAAAAATGACCATTGCAGCGGTACAAAACTATACAAGGCTAATGGCCCAGGTGTTTACGGATTTGGAAACAATTCCTGTTTTTACATTGTTCCAGAATCTTTTCACTTCGGGACAAACAATTATCGAAATGGACGCTAACGCAATCGATATTGACATCCAGAGAGGTAACAAAAAGATTGCTGTTTACATTCCAAGGGGCACGGATGCTGTAAATGTCGGAGACAACAGGGCATTATTGGAGAAATTCACGTCCGACACAAAGCTGTTTCCCTTGATTGAAGAGCTAACACCTATTACGTCGAGCATGATCACAAAGAGAATGCCGGGAGAATCGGTTTACAATCCTCTTTCCAGGACTGCGAAACAGACCGCGCTTGCCATGAAAGCGCACCGTGAGCATATGAACCGGATCATCCGGAAAATGGAATATTCAGCGGCTGAGTCCGTTAGAACCGGATTTCAGACAATCCACGGCGGTCTCAAATACGATTTTTACCGGCTTGCAACCCATAACGCTTCGGCAGCAACAGTATGGAGCACATCTGCAACCGCAGTTCCGGTTACCGACCTTGCTGCCGCTGGTGATCTTATTTTTACTGTTGGAAACAGACGGCCAACGGACGTGATTTTTAGCGGCCAGTCATGGGATGAATTTTTGCTTACTACTCAGGTTATAAACCTTGCAGATAGTCGACGTGTTGTCCACTTTACGGCGGACATGACCGTTGACGCTCCTGCCGGATATGAAGACTGGGTAAAATCAGGCGCAGTTTTCCAGGGACAGGTAAAGGCCGGCAACTGGAAACTCAATATGTGGACATATCCTGCGATTTACGATACCGACACAGATGTCAAAACGCAGTATTTGCCGGATGAAGAAACGCTTATTATCGCTAAGGGCGCTCGTTATGACCGTTATTTCGGGCCGATGGACAGGCTGGAGGTAGATGATTCTATTTTTAGACGCATGTTTAATATTGGCGATATTTCTGGCATGTCTCCGAACGTTGTAGAGTCAGGCATTTTTAGCTCCGCAATGTTTCATGTTGACGCTTATGGCGGAGCTAATAACAAGGCATTTACTGTCAGAACTCAGGTTGCGCCGATTTTTCCGACAACCGAGATCGACACGATTGTCAAACTCGCAACATAGGAGGTTTAAAAATGTTTTGGAATTCAAAAACATCTACCTATTATGACAGAGGCAAAAAAGCTTATTCCTTTGGCGTTGAAATTCCCGTCGATGTTATCGAAAAAATGGGTCAAGAGACTTTTGATGAATATGTTGAAAAGGGCTTGATAAGCGATGGCGTTGTAGAGGACATTGTGGCGGAAGAGGCTGTCGTAATAGAAGAAACTGCCGAAGAGCGGGCGGCAAAACATAGACAAAACCTGTTTGACAAGGCCAAATCTTACGGTTTAAAACCTCATCCTAAAACCGGCATTGCAAAGCTTGAAGTAATGGTCGAAGATTTTGAGGCTTTGGGGGCGCTTAAAAGAGAAGCTCTCTCTCTCGGCATTGATCCGAGCGACGATGTTGGCTTTGCAGAGCTTACAGATCTAGTAAACGAGAAAAAGGCCGAAGATGAGTCTGATTCTTAGGAACGAGGAATTTCTCGAAAGATCCCTTGAAGATACTGACGCTTTCGGCTGGGCATTTACGTTAACAAACCCGCTCGGAGATTCTCAATCGATTTCCGGGCAGGCACGACATATCAATATGATGATTGATATTGATACCGGCGTGGAGGTTCAGCAGGAACAAGCTTCTATTGTGGCAAGGCTTTCTACTATTACAATCGGAGAGCCTAAAAAAGATTGGCTTGTTACGGTAACAGATACAGCCGGGAACTCGTATAACTGTTATGTTACCGAAGCGATGCCGGACAGGACTTTCGGTCTCGTTGTTTTAAAGCTCGGATTGCTGGAGGTTATAGCTTAATGCCGTTACCGTTAATCACGGAAAATATGTATTTCGATACTGTTTTAAAAGCGCTGGAAACAACGCTTGCGGCAGAAGCGGCAAATCAGGTAGCACTTGGCGGAACCGGATGGCGGACTGTCCGTGAACGCTTCGACCCTTTGAACGTTGAAGTTGACGAATTCAACCCGGGCATTGTTAATATTATCTGGTCAAATTCTAATTTTCCGGATGGTGAAGGTAACAATTTTGATCAATCGAGTCTTTCTTCTTTTGATGTTGATTGCTATGCATCCCAAAAGGGGTATGAAAGCGGCGGGATTGTAACCCCAAAAGACGAAAGGGCGGCGGACGTATTGCATGCCCTGATTACAAAAGTTTATTACACCATCATGAGTCCGATTTATTATGATTTGGGCTTAACTCCGGGTATGATTGTAAGGCCGTGGATAACGAATATTGTAAAATTTGTTCCACATGAAACAAACATACCGATTCAAGGAGTGGTTGCGGCACGGTTTTCTTGTAAAATAAAGTTTGAGGAAATCCCGCCTAAAAAAGCAGGAGTTAACCTTGAAATTATTAATGTTAAAACCGACACGTCCGATGATGGACTTGTCGATCAAACCTTTGACCTCACATAAGGAGGTATTATCATGGCTGTTACAAGTACAGCAGTTCCTGCCGGAGCGGTAGCTTCGGTTTTTGGAAACGAATTTAAATATGTTAATCTCAGAGAGGGTCTTGCTGGCTTGCCACAGGTAATAGCCATATTTGCAACATACGACCCCCTCAAAACTTCGGTAGTGGCCGATGTTCCGGTACAGGTTTTCACAGATGTTGAAGCCGGAGAAAAATTTGGCTTTGGTTTTCCGGCACATCTCGCAGCACGGCAAACCCTAAGAAAATCAGGTATAGTTCCGGTCTTTATTTTCCCGATAGCGGAAGACGGCGAAGCCGGTGATGGTAGCATCCTTGTCATAGCTGCCGCTGGAGCTACAAGTTCCGGTACAATCAGTTTGTATGTTGGCGGTCAAAGAGTTCCTGTAACGATTGCAAAAGATACGGCAGCAACAGACATACAGGTGGCCTTAACCGCTGCCATCAACGCAGCAATCAATCTGCCAGTAACGGCTCTTGTCAATGGCGAAACGGCTGAACAATCGGATATTACAAGTAAATATCTCGGACTGATTGCAAATGATATTTCCCTTGCTATCAATCTTACCGAGGCTGAAAAAGATGCGTCACCGGGCGGTGTTTCTTTTACCATTACCGACCTTACCAGTGGTTCCGGCACTTCGGTTATTACGACTGCGCTGGCTAATATGGGCGATGATTGGTACACCTATATTGTCAACACTCTCGGCGCCGAAGCTGTTACAATGGCGGCTTTTGCAACTCACAATGAAGATGATAGATGGGATACGTTGGTTAATAAGTTTTACCGAGCTTTTTATGGCACCGTTGCTAACCTGGCAACAGCTACGGCTATCACGGATGCTTTGACACTCGACCGGACAAACGGGGCGATCCCTTCACCCGGCGGCTACATGCTACCTCTTGAACTTGCAGCTCTCGCAGTTGGAGGTATGGCGGCACGAAATCAAAACAATCCGGCGCAACCGTACACGGGGCTTTTACTTGACGGCTTAGTACCTGCTATATCTTCAAGTCAGTGGACATATACGCAAAGAGATACGGCGGTCAAAGATGGTTGTTCAACTACAATCGTTGAAGACGGCGTTATCAAGCTCGAAGATGTGGTTATGCATTATCACAAAGCAGGCGAAGATCCTCCGGCTTACAGGTGGGCGGTTGATATCGCAAAGCTGGCAGAGTGGGCTTATAATGTATTTCTTGTTTTCCAGGGCGACAACTGGAGGGGTAAAATCCTTGTCGATGATACGGATATCGTTAATAACCCCGATGCGAGACGACCAATAGACGCAACAGCGGAGATTTTCAAGCTCGCAGATGGAGCGAGTTTTGCAGCAATAATTACAAGACCGAAATTTACAAAAGAAAACACCGCTTCAAGTATTGATGTTGCAAATCCGAACAGGCTGAATATTACAACTTTGATAGTGCTTTCCGGGGCTACCAGGGTTATCTCCCTAACAACTAACTTTGGATTTAATTTCGGCGCACTGGCTGAATAAAGGAGGTATAGATTATGTCTATTCATGGTAGTATGCGCTCTTTAACAATTAATGGCCGGGGCTTTAAGGTGGCCCATGATGGCTCAGGTAATAAAGCTATGGGCGGGCGAAATAATGAAGTGGCGATGAACGGTGATGCCTCTTTCCGAGTTATTCAGACCGTTATGCCCGGCTCATTCAGCGATATTCAGGTCGAAGCCGATGATTCAAGGGGCGACCAGGAATTTTTACAGGAACTTTCTAACGGCGGCTTACCGGTTCCAGTTGTGGCTACCTATGCAGCCAATATCAGCTATACGGGTGATCTTGTAATAGCTGGTGAAATTGCAAAAGATGAAAGCACCGGCCTGATTTCTTTAAGCTTCCAGGGCGGCGAACTTACAAAAATCTAATCTGGTTGCCTTCGTACGGAGGTCAAGGGGGTTATCGCCTGTTACGGTAATCCTCAAACCAGAACTTTAACAGGAGGGAATTATTATGAAAACAGTTATGGGCAGAGACGTTGCAGAGGAAATGCTGCAAAACATTTATGATGAACTTGGCATTGACGGCGAACTGATAGAGGAAGAAGAAGAAGGAAAAGCCTCTACAAAAAAGATCATATCAGCATTAATGCAGGGCAGGCTCGAATATAAAGACGAAGTTTTCAAGCAAAAACTTTTAAAACCGATTACCGGCAAAAAAGAAATTCTTTTCCTTGAAATAAAAGAACCCACCGGCGTACAGCTTCGCGGAATGTCAGAAGTAAAAAAGAAAAATGATGATGTCGGCAAGGCTATGTCTGTCCTCGGCGAAGTTACAGGGCTTGGATTACCCATAGTCAACAAGCTCGGAAGCCGTGACCTGATGCTGTCTGTGGGGGTAATTTCCCTTTTTTTGTAAGTTACCTTGAAATCGGCGGCAATACTATTTTATGGTCTATCGCTGCCAGGTTTCCAGGAATCGGTAATCCCGAAAGTTTAAAACTGTCTGATTTAAGATTTTGGATTGAAGGTCATAGGCGAATGGTTAAAGAGGAGTCCGGCAAATAATGGCCCTATCATTCTCAGTTTTCAATAAATTCAAAGCGATTGACGGCGTAACTGCGCCCGTTCGTCGTATGGAAAAGAATGTTGGCAAATTTGGCAAAACCGCAGTTAAGGCCTTCAATAAAGCTGATAGGAGCGCTTCAAGGTTCGGGAAAAAGCTAAGAAGCGTGGGCGGCACCATGACAACAAGAATGACGTTGCCGCTCTCGATACTTGGAGGGATGGCGATAAAAACCGCTATTGATTTTGAAAGTGCTTTCACGGGGGTCAGGAAAACAGTAACCGCAACTGAAAAAGAGTTTGCTATATTAAAAAAAGAATTAATTGATATGTCCAGGGAAATCCCGGTCGCCACAGCGGAAATTTTTGGGATAGCCGAAGCTGCCGGACAGTTAGGAATTAAAACAAAAGATATCAAAGCCTTTACACGAGTTATAGCCGACCTTAAAGCCACAACAAACCTTGAAGATCCCGCCGCAGACCTTGCCCGTTTTGCCAATATTGCCGATATAGCCGGTGATGATTTTGGGCGGTTGGGTTCAACCATTGTTGATCTCGGTAATAATTTCGCAACCACAGAATCAGAAATAGTCGAAATGTCAATGAGGCTTGGTGCTGCCGGTAAGTTGGTAAACCTAAGCGCCGCCGAAACATTAGGGCTGTCAGCTGCATTGACTTCTGTCGGTATAAAAGCAGAGGCAGGCGGTACCGCTTTTTCCCAAGTAATGATGAAGATTAATAAAGAAATCGGTTCCGGTAATAAAAAAATGCAGGGCTTTGCAAAGGTATCGGGAAAAACGGTTAATCAATTTGAAAAAATGTGGAAAGAAGATACGGCAAGTGCCCTATTGTCTTTTATCGAAGGATTGAAAAAAACACAGGATCAAGGAAAAAATGTTAATAGAGTTCTGGACGGTTTGGGTTTTTCCAGTATAAGAATTTCAGATGCATTGCTAAGAGCTGCCGGGTCGGGCGGTTTATTTCGCAAAGCTATGAACCTTGGAAATGATGCATGGAAAGAAAACACAGCTTTAACAAAAGAAGCAGCTCTCAGATATGAAACTGCCGCATCAAAACTTATCATATTTTGGAATAAAGTTAAAATATTAGCTGCGACATTTGGAAATATTCTTATTCCCGTTTTAATTAAAGCCGTTGATTTTTTAACACCCATTCTTGAAACCTTTGAAAAGCTCAATCCTAATTTTAAAACAGCCATTATAGTTATAGCAGGTATAGCCGCAGCTCTTGGGCCTCTAATCGTAGCCGTAGGGTTGCTTACTACTGCAATGGGTGCGCTCATGGCTGTCGGCGCTCCAATTTGGCTTTTGATAGGTGCTATATCGTTGGCCGTTATTGGAGTCGGAGCAGCTATATATCAGGTCATAAAACACTGGGATAACCTCAAAATGGATTTTATCCTGGGCTGGGAATTTATTAAAAAGAAAGTCTTTGATCCCTTTTTCACTGCCTTTCAAATGGTTTCAGCCATAGGTAGCAAAGTCGGCGGCTTCTTTTCCGGTCTTGGCGGTGTTCAAAATATCGCTCAACCTGGAACCGATACGCCTATAAGCCCTAACGCAGGGCTTGCACAAACTATCAGAACAGAAACAGAAAACAGGTCAAAAGTATCAGTTGATTTCAATAACTTACCAAAGGGCACAGATGTTAAACAATCCGGCAGTGTTGCCGGTTTTGATTTAGCTCTTGGTTACGGAGGGGCTTAATAAATGCCATATCCCGAACGAATACATGATGCCTCATACATTTCACCATCGGGTAATGAGATACTATTTGATTTTGAGGTTGTCAGCAGGGATATAAGCCACAGGATAGGCACATTTGAGTTTTCCGGTGTCAACGGTACACTTCATCAAGATAAGGGCGTGAGCGGTGCGGTATATCCATTAACAGTATATATCCACGGTCCCGATTATGATCTTGAAGCTGATAGATTTACCGAAATGGCCAAGGAGGTTGGGCCTGGATTTCTTTATCATCCAAGGTGGGGCAAAAAGCGAGTACAGATATTATCTATAACTCAATCTGAAAGCTTTACGCAGGGCGCAGGGCAAGCTATTTTTACGGTTCAATTCCAGGAAACACTTGAACGGGAATTTCCCAAAACCGGTACAGCTTCACAACAGCTTGTAACCGCCCTTGCAGATACGGCACAGGCAGATTCCATTGACAATTTCGCAGACCAGGTAGATGTTGAATTGTTAGACGAACCGGATTTTGAAGACGAAATAATAGGTTCAGCAAATTCTATGTCCGACACGCTTTCGTCGGCTGTTAGCACGTCCCTCGAAGCGGCAGCAACATTCAGGGAAAACATTGATAATATTATAAATAATGTAAACGAATATATACAAAAACCTTTTGAATACGCCACGCAGGTAACTTCCGCAATACGCACAGTTGCGGAAGTGCCGGGCAGAATATCATCAAGATTGCAAGGGCTGAAAAATCTTTTAAATGTTGTAAACTTGCGAACGATCACAGACGCGATACCGAAAACAAAAAACGCATTGTTAATTGATGAGCTAATGGGCACGTCGATAATATCAGCAGCATCCGAAGTGATCAACCAGGCGCTTAATGACACGTCAAAGCTTTCCAGGGATGCAAAGGGAAAAGCCGTTATTTCTGTACCTGATGCCGATACAGGATTTCAATCCAGGGAAGAGGTTTTATCAGCGGTTATTTATTTGCAAACAAATTCAAATAATTTGATAAATAAACTTGATGAAGGACAAACGCTATTTAAAGATTTATTATTATCAGAAACCTATATACAAACTGTCAAATCTTATGTTTCAACGTGGCAAGTTGCCGCAACTGTTATAAAAGCGGGTCTCGAATTATCATTTTCATTACCGATTAAAAGATCCATTATTCTTACAGCGTCAAGAACTATATTGGATTTAAGCTATGAATTTTATAAAAACATTGACGATATTACACTTGATTATTTAATATTAACTAATTGCCTTACCGGTGATGACATACTGGCTGTTCCGATGGGCAGAGAAGTATTTTTTTATGAATAAAATTGCTGCTAAAATACAAGCCGATTCACCCGACCAGACAACCATTATCGTTGATGGTACAAGGATCGAACAGTTTTCAGATGAAAATGTCCTGCTAACTATTGATAATGTCGGAAATGGGTTTTCTTTTAACGCGCCATTTTTCCCAGGTACACAAGATTACCGTGATTTATTCAGGCCATTTCAATATCAGGATGCACAGATTTATATTGGAGAAAACCTTATATTAAACGGCACGATTGAAAAAATAGCTCCATCCGTTACCGAAACCTCTAACTCCGTCAACGTGCAGGGTCGCAGCAAAACCGGCGTACTGGTTGACTGTACCTTTGAGAATGGCGATACAATGGAATTCAAAGGAGCTGCACTCAACGAAATTGCCGCAACTGTGATTGAAAAATTCGGATTGGAGGTTTCTTTTCCTGATGGTGCCGGGGCAATCTTTGAAAAAGCGGGCCCCGATTCACCCACTGAAACAATATTTAATTTCCTTCAAAACCTGGCAAGGCAAAGAAGTTTATTGATGAGTCAAACACCGGACGGCAAGCTGCTTTTCAGGCGCGCAAAAACATCAGGCGTGCCGGTTGCGGAATTAATAGAAGGGCATCAAGGAATATTAATATCAACAGCATCATATGACAGCACAAAACGCTTTTCTAAATATGACGTTTTCGGACAGGAAGCTGGCAAAAATGATAATTTTGCATCAATAATTGATAACCTGGTATCAATAACCCGGCCAAAGTCAATCCAGGGAAATGACACAAATCAGGGCAATATTGAAGATGTTGCTAAATGGAAACTGACCTCAGATATCGCAAATTCAATCAATAGTCCGATAGGATATGAAGGTTGGCTCAGGCCCGACGGTGAACTATGGGCTGAAAATGAACTTGTTTTAGTTCAAGCTCCATCATTAATGATTTATAAACCCTATGTCATGTTGATAAAATCTGTCAATTTTGTTTCAACATCGGACGAAAAGCATGTTGAACTCGGTTTGACAATACCGGAAGCATACAGCGGCGTAGTGCCGGAGGTCTTTCCATGGGACGAATAGGAAAAGTAATAAAATCATATATTGCCAAACTTTCTGGATCCGGCACTAACGCTCAATTTTCCAGCGTTGAAGAGTTTGCAGGAGATCAGAGAACAGCGCAGGTATTTGGCCCCTGCAATGAAGATTTCGCGCCTCCGGAAAATTGCAAAACCTTAAACATTTCGCTTGGACGTGGCAGGGGTTTTTTAATTTCGGCGGCTTATCATAATCAAAAGATTGCACCCGTTGCCGTCCATGGAGAAAGAAGAATTTACAGCACGAATCAGGCCGGCGATACTGTAATGGCGGAAGTTTTTCTTAAACAAGATGGCACTATCAGAATCGAGAATGGCAGTGGTTATGTAGAATTAGAACCATCCGGTAATATTCTTTTAAATGGTGATGCTGATTCTGTAACTGCTTTCACCGATATGAAAGCAGCTTTTGACCAGCTTGTCACTGATTTTAATAGTCTTGTAACCGCCTATAATGGGCATGGCCATACACCATCTGTTGTTCCGCAAGGAGTTCCTACCGCTGCTGATATGTCGGCGGCGGAGGTAACGGATGTAAAGGTTTCATAATGATAATTTTAAAATAGAGGGCACGAATTATCTTAAATATACCACAATTTTAAACGATTTTGATCAGGCCGGGACATATTATTTACAGGCATCATTAACACTTTCGGGCTGGACGGGACTTGGCGAAACAGCTATCTTTGATATTTATAATCCGTTTGCGTACGCAAGGTAATTATGATAGATCAATTTGACGGCGACATAGCATTTATATTAACCAAGGACAGCGGGCAGATCATCTATACCGGTGGTCAGCCTCTTATGGATGTCGGCGGCCTTGAAAATGCTGTTACCATATCTCTTTTTACGGGCCTTGACTGGTGGGGCAACGCTCTTGACGAAAATGAACCGGATAAACAAATAGGCTCTGATTTTGAAGAAAGAATAAGAGGCAAGGTAATTACACTGGCATATTTGCGAGACGTCGAAGATGCCGCCGTGTCCGCTTTGCGATGGATGATAAACCAGAAAGTAGCGCAAAGCATAAAGGCTATCGCAACATGGCCGGAATTAAATCAGGTCGATCTTAAAATATTAATTACGAAACCGGACGGCAGGACGGTACCGCTAAGATATGAATTAAACTGGGAAGCCGGTTTGCTTTATCCTGTTACGGCGACATCGGGTATCCCGGCAAGCGAAAACACAAAAAGTCTTTTTTATTTAAGCTATCAGCATGTAGTTGATTATGCTGATATAATAGATTACAGCACAATCACGACAACATAGGAGAAAACTATGGCAAAGCAAACTCCATCACCGGGCGAAAGTTACGGCACGCATGTAGGCAAATGGAATGCAAACGATATTGAATTATATACTTTATATACTTTATTAGGTGTCGTTGTTAGCTCGGTTGATTTCGGCTCGTTCACCGGCTCTACGCTGTCCGATGATAAGGCCGCAAAAACATTGTTTCAGGAACTTGAAACGATGCTCGAAACCGCATATACTATTTTGGGTTTGGCGTTAGGCGCTACACATTTCGGTACGTTCACAGGCTCTACATTATCAGACGATGAAGACGCAAAAACGCTATTTCAGGAACTTGAAACGGCTGTTGAATCATCGAATGAAGCTATCAACATCAACCCGGACTTTTCTATCTGGCAAGAAAATACGACTTTCACTAATCCTGCTAATGGTGTTTATACGGCTGATGGGTATTATGTAAGCAAGTCTGGTGATGGAACACTACCAACGATTAATGTAAAGAAAAATACCGTCAACATGGAAACAGGGTTTGCTCAGTGCTGTGAATTAGAAATTACGAATATCGGTGTTGTTGGAACGACTCGCTTATGGAGGCAATCTCAAAAAATAGAAGATTTTACTAAATATCAAGGCCGAACTGTAGCTGTTGCTATAAGAATAAAAGCGTCAACCGTTATTAATCTCACTGATGGAAAACTTGCCATTGAAGATGGGGTCGGTGGCGAGTCAGTAGAAATATCTACTATTACTACAGATTGGGTAACGTACCCGATAACATATGCCGTCGCCGCTGCTGCTACACACTTAACTCCGACATTCAGTCTTTTACATTTCGGCACAGGTACAATTTCCGCAACTGGCTCAATCTACATCCAATATATGAAACTTGAACTTGGCTCAGTTGCAACGCATTTAATTCCAGAAAAAACCGGAGATACATTAGAAGATTCCCAAAGACACTATCAAAAAACCTATCTGCAAAGCGTTTTTCCTGGAACGGCTACAGAGGTTGGCGCTGTATGGCAGGAAATTACAGCTGTTGCAAGCGCAGACCATACGATAACAATAGATGTTAAATTTCCAAAAGTGATGAAAGCGGCTCCAACTGTAACCTTATATGATTTAGCTGGCAATTCGGGCAGGGTCACAATGGCGGCAGGGGATAATATCGTTGGAACTGTGTCTCAAATTAGCGATTCAGGATTTAAAGTTTCTGCCACAAATGGAGCAGCCGCAACGTCCAGAAAAATTACGTTCCATTACGCAGCAATATCAAGAGTATAGGAGATAAAAATGGCAGCTCCGGAAATACCGACCACAGAAGAAATAAAAGACAGGATTATAAGCGATATTGAAACCAGTATCGGGCAATCAACGCCTTTGTTTGTAAAGGCTTTTAACCGGATCATAGCGAAAGCACTTGCCGGTGTTTTTACAATCCTTTATAAATTCGGGCAATGGGCAGTCAAGCAGATTTTTACTATTACCCAGGATGCTGATAGTTTAGAATTAAAAGGCGACCAATACGAAATACCACGCACAGCCGCAACCGCTGCAATTTTAACGGCAGGATTAACGGGTGATAATGGTACGATAATTCTGGCCGGAAAGCAATTCCGAGGCGATTCAAACGGCCTTCTTTATTCAGCGCAAACGACATTAGAGATAGCGAGCGGCGTAGCTTCCGGCGATTTCCTTTGTCTTACAGCCGGTATAGCCGGAAACCTTGTCAACGGTTCAACGCTCACAATCCTTCAACCAATCTACGGGCTTGACAATCAGGCAACAGTTTCAGCAACCGCCACCGAGGGAGAAGATCAAGAAACTATCGAAAATTATCGGGGCAGGATTTCAGAACGTGAAAAAGTGCCTCCACAGGGCGGCTCGCTGGTCGATTATATTTTATGGGCTAAAGAGGTTGCCGGAATTACGAGGGCCTTTGCGTGGGGTCATAGAGAGGTTGCAGCTATTGATCCAGGCTATGTTTCCATATATCCAATTAATGATGGAGAGGCAAGCAGGATTCCATCGGCGCCAAAACTAACGGAAGTGCAAGAATATATCGATGATCCTGCACGAGCACCTATGCAGGTAGCTGTTATTAATGTGCCTGCAATGACAGAAAAGATAATGGACATAGATGTAACTGCACTTGACCCGAATACGGCCGCAATCAGAAACGCTTTTGCTGAAAATATCGAAGCATATTTACTTGAAAGAGAACCGAAACAGTTTGAAGACCAGCTTGAAATTAAAAATGTTGTGTCAAGATCTGGAATAGAAGCGGTTTATATTGCTTCCGGCGCTCAATCCGTAACGCTGACTTTAAGCGATGGCGGGATAGTAGAAGATACCACGCTTTTATACAATGAGCTTGCAATTTTGGGAACGATAACCGGGCCATGATAAATCTTGTTGAAAAATCAATACCGAAAAAAGGCTCTCTGTGGCGGATACTTCCGGGCTATTTTCAGGATTTGCTTTCCGGTCTGAATGCAGAACCTAAAAGAATACGGGATTTTCTGAAAGCAATTGTCAGGGAAGCGAACCCTGAAACCGCCATTGACACACAGCCGGACTGGTATCAGCAATATGGATTAATTTATAATGACACAAAATCGCTCGCAGAAAAACAGGCCGAAACACTTGAAAGATATATTGCCCTGGGCGACCAGGACATTACATATCTGCAAGAGTAAATAGAAAAGGCCGGATTTTACGGAGTTACTTTAATCGAAAACAATCCGGTCGTAGGTGATGAAAATAACGAATGTGGCGAAGCTGAATGCGGGGCCGCTGTTTGCTGGAATGGCGTAGATTTGGGCGCTGATTGGATATTTCATTATTTTGTAAATGGCGAAGTTGATAACGACCAGGAACTAACCAGGCTGAAAACACTATTACAAAAACTTGCACCCGGCCATCTTGTGCCTGTTTATGGCGTTTCAGCTTCCGATAATGTTTGCGGCCCCGCCGAAACAGGCGAGGCTATTTGTGATGGATAAAATAGGAGGTATTTTCAATGTTTAAGACCATAGCGCTTGATAGTGTAGCAAATGAATATGTTGATAAAGATGTAGGAACAAGCACTCCCGGAACACGGCTTGAGGCCGATGACAGAAATATATTACAGGATGAGCTGGTAAATGCTGTTGAAGCATCGGGACAGACCCTTGACGCCGCTGGAACTAAACGAAGTCAGATAGCGCAAGCCATGTTCCTGAACGGCGTAGGCGCTCAATCTCTGGTTGATTCAGGTACCGCAAATGCAAAAGTTTTAGTGCCTGTTACCGGTGCATCTGGTTTTGTTTTCGGAGAAAGTTATGCCTTATTGACCGGCGCAGCTTTCATGTTTAAAAATCTTGTGACCAATACCGGAGCCACAACCGTTAATGTCGGACAAACGGCTGGGACGCTTCTTGGTGTAAAATCATTAACTCAGGCTGGAGGTATAGCTTTTGTCGGCGGCGAATTGGTTGCCGGAAAATATTATTTAGCAATATACGATCTGTCAAATGATCGATTCGAATTGGTAACGTTCGAGAGTTTTAGTGTCTTGCGGGGTCATATCGACGGATTGATCATGTCAAACGGCACAGATACAGACCATGATATTGATGTTGCAATAGGCGAAGCTGCGGACTCCGCTGGAGATTATTTGATGAAATTAACATCTGCCATGACAAAGCAGATTGATGCAGAGTGGGCAGTCGGTGACAATGAGGGAGGTATGTTTACTGGATCTGTTGCAGTCGATACGTGGTATCATGTTTTTGAAATCAGAAAAGATTCAGATGGCTCTATTGATATTGGATTTGATACGAATATAGCGGCAAGCAATAAGCCTGCCGGATATTCTAACTATCGGTACATTGGATCAGTACTTACAGACGGATCAAGCAACATCCTTCCTTTTTTTCAACAAGGTGATTGGTTTTTATGGGATTCCACCGTTTTAGATATAAATGCGGTCTATAGTAATGCGGCACGTACTCTTGTTACACTGTCTATACCGTTAGGAGTGGAGTGTCAGGCGCTTTTTAATGCGTCTTGTGCTGATGCAGCGGGTACGGCAAGTGTATTTTTTACCTCCCCGGATGTGGCAGATGATACGGCAGACGAAGCGGTATGCAGAGCACAGCTTTACAATATTACCAGCATTGCCGAAGCATCGAAAGGCGGCGGTGGATTTTTAATATGGACAAATACAAGTAGTCAAATTGGATTGGATGTAGACACGAACACAACTACGGTTAAGATAGGGACAACCGGATATATGGATCAAAGAGGAAAGGATGCATAAAAATGAAAAATTATTATATTAAAAGAGACAAAGACGAAAACATCGTTAGCCTTTATGCAAGACCGCAACACAAAGGGCAGGAATTTTTGCCGGAAACCGATAAAAAAATTATCGCTTTTCTAAAAAAACAAAAGGACGTTGTCAACGAAGCTCAATTGAATGAGCATAAAATACAGGCTAAAA